TTCGTAAGCAATGAGGACGTTCATACATAATGTCCCCATGTTGCACCCGATTGAGTGACCGCGCTTTCAAGCATACCTTGCGAGCCGATAGCGATGGCGTCGGTTATTTCCCATGCGAGCCATTCGGCAATCTCAAATGCACCGTCAAGGCCGTCCCAGTGGTTCGGGTCGATTTGCAATGATGAAAGGCTGCCACCCTTAAGCCAAAGGTAAACAATTGAGCCGTCTTCTTTTGCTGATTCGATGTCGGCGTAGTGATAAAACTCGGTGATCTGTCTGCTGATCGGTTGCTGTAATAATTCGGCGTTGTCGTAATTCATCGTATTCCCTCGCAGTTTGGTTTCAAGTTGTCATAGTCCGGCCAATAGCCATGACAGACGTTATATCGGTACTCTTTGGACATGCTGACTTCGTGGTCATAGTCCCAATTTGAGACCCATAGCAAGGCCGCGACAACTGCCACGGCTATGCAAATTTTTGTAAGGCGGTTCATGCTGTCAACCTCGCATAAAGTGGGCAAATGGCGCCATCGGCCTCTGATAGCAACTGATAGAGATCGGGGTCTTTGTCATCATCAAAGATAACATCACAACCTTGGGCGACGTGTGGCTCGCACCATGAGCCGTCTTCGAGCTGATAATATTGCTCGATATAGTAGCCATGCTGTTGGAAATAGTCCGCCATGATGCTGGTCGGGTATGCGTATGCGATTCTTTTGCGTAAGTTCTTCATGGTTATCCCCTCGGATTGGTTATAGGCTGCGTTTTTAATCTTCCGTCAATCTTTCGTAAACCTCGCGCCAATTGACCTGAGACAATGCTTCAAGAATTATATCTTGTCTAAAGAAAACATCGCTACTTTGGGGTTGGCCCGCTTCCTCTGGAAACATTATTTCGTCAACCATGTCTTTAAGCTCAATACAGGCGTCATACGAATCGCCGCAGCGTTCTAGTATTTCCTGCGCTTGGTTGTAATATTCTTGGGTGTTGACAATGTGCAAAACGATTGTGTCGGTTGCTAAACTCATGTGTTACTCCTTGCTGATTGTGTTTATGGTAGATTTTTGATCAGGTATTGAATCCGGCGCGCTTCTTGCCAGAGTGACGCGCACTCATTGGATGTGTAGCGGGTTTGGCCTGATAACTCTAACGCGATAATCTGCGGCGTTAGTTGGCCTAGTTGCTGGTTAAGTTCTAGTTTGTTCATGTGTAACTCCTTGCTGATTTAATGTATAATTTGATACCACGAATGAGAAGATAAGGCATAACACAAAACGTGTCAAATCTTTTTTTAGATCTATTAGTTATATATATAGAATCAAACAGCATATATCGTAAAACATAGGGTGAAACATGCCTGATATGCGTCACAAGCTGGACAAGAAAACGGCCGATCGGCATTTTCCTAATTGGTCTCACGGTGGCAAAGGTGATCATGCCAGGAAGAGTTCAACCGATTCCAGGGCTGCATATTCGGCCAACTGGGATAGAATCTTTGGTAAGGTGAAAGACAATGGCAGCAACTAGAGCACATAAGATCAGAGCGGAACGACAGGAAGCACTGAGAGAGATGCTTTCCAAGAAGTGCACCGTTGAGCAAGTGATTGAGATCTCAAACAAAATCGCTGAGCTTGGGGGTGAATTAGACGCTCTAGCAGTGACTAGGCTTAAGGCTGCAGCTGATCTCAAGATGAAGCTGATTAGCAAGTATTTGCCAGATGTTAAGGCTGTAGAGATTAGCGGTGAAGGTGGCGGGGATCTTCAGATAACGGTCTCAGACTTCAAGAACGCTTAACCTGGACATCCATACAGTACTGTACATTTATCCAGGAGAGGGCCGTTTTGCCTGAGATATCGATCCCGAACAATTGGGAACCACGACCGCATCAACTGCCATTCTTTCGGGCCATGGATTCAGGGGCTAAAAGGGCTTGCGTGGTATGGCATAGAAGGGCTGGCAAAGATTCAGCGGCCTTGAACTACACCGCAAAGAGTATGCTTCAACGTAAAGGGTCGTACTGGCATCTATTCCCTCAGGCCAATCAATCCAGAAAGGCTATCTGGAACGGCATTGACGGCGAAGGGAGGCCGATCTTAGAGCAAGTATTCCCTCCGTCTATCCGCAAGCGCACAAGCACCCAAGAAATGCTCATAGAGCTTGTAAATGGCTCCACATGGCAGTTGGCAGGGTCGGACAATTACGACTCCCTTGTAGGCTCTAATCCGGTCGGAGTGGTCTTTTCTGAATGGTCACTATGCGAGGGGCAAGAATCACGGGCACAGTCTCTATCAGATGGCCAAGAAGTCCAATGAATGGTTTTGTCAGAATCTAACGGTGAACGACACCAAGCGGGCCGATGGATCACCGGTTATCAGTAGTGACATCATAGACAACGAACGACTCGAAGGGATGGATGAGGCGCTGATCCAACAGGAGTTTTACGGATCATTCGAGGCACAGATTCCAGGCGCTTACTATGCTGACCAACTGACGGCAGCAAAGGAACAGGGACGGGTCGGAAGGCTACCGATAGAGCCATCATTGCAAGTACACACCGCATGGGATCTAGGCATATCCGATGCTATGTCCATCTGGCTATTCCAAGCAATGGGCAAAGAGATAAGGCTCATTGGGTACTATGAGAACACGTCTAAGGGCATGGAGCACTATATACAATGGCTCAACCAATACGCGACGACCAACAACGTGATGTTAGGATCACACCTTGCACCGCACGACATAGAGGTCAGAGAGCTCACCTCAGGCCGTAGCAGGAAGGAAGTAGCCCGAGAGATGGGCATCAACTTTAGGACTGTACAACGACCGAGAACAAAGGCTGAAGGTATACAGGCAGTGCGACGGATGTTCCCTAGATTCTGGATCGATGACGAGAAGGCCGAACACGGGTACAACTGCATAGCATCCTACCATCGGGAATACGACGACAAGCGCCAAGTGTTCCGTGATACACCTGTACACGACTGGGCATCACACGGGGCCGATGCACTACAGACCCTTGCACTAGGATGGCAGGAATCAATGGTGTCAGGACATAGACCACAACCGAGACAGGCTAAGGTGCAGTTTAGTGTCTTCTGATGCTTACATTGTATTCACTAACGACTCAGGCCATTGGTGGTCACCGCTACTGCATCCGTTCATTAAGCACTGTTATCTAATGATGGCAGACCGAGGCCGATGGTTGATCTATGGCAAGTCAATGCACTATGTGGACTTGTTTACTATCGATCGACAAATGGATAAAATCGATGAGGTTATCATTGTCAAAATCGATCGTAAGACCGCGAGGCAATCGTTATTTATGCTCAATACATGCGTAGGACACGTTAAACAGATTCTAGGCATCAACCGACCGTTCATCTGGACACCATACCAGTTGTACAAGTATCTGGAGAAAACAAAATGAAGAAACCAAAGGCACCAAAACCATCAGCTCAAGAAGTAGCAATGGACATCAGGCAGAAACAAGCACTTGATGAGGAAATCGGAGAACAAGAACAACGGTTCAAGGCTCTAGCACGAGGCAAGCTAGGATCTGCATCTTTGTTAGGTGGTGCTCCACGGTCTAGGACTGAGGCCGCTATGGGTGGCAGGGCATCCAAGGGCGCTGCTGCTGGTGCTGGACGATCAATGCTAGGCGGTTTAGCTGGTGCTGGTAGACGTGGGGCTGCTGCTGCGGCTCGTGCTGGATTAATGACTTCGACAATGGGCCGATAACATGAAACTTCCACCCAATCTAGGATCTATGCAGGATCTCAAGACCCGAGAGGCTAGGGCCTTTGATGCTGAGTATTTATGGCACGATCAATTATCGGACGTGTACGAATACTTCCTGCCCCAACGGAACCTGTTCGACAATCAGGATACAGGCCAAAAGAAGATGGAGCGTATCTTTGATTCCACTTCTCTAACGTCTATCCAACAAGGGGCCAGTAAACTACAAGAGAACATTGCACCGATCTGGGCTAGGTGGGCCACGTTCAACCCGTCGAATGAAGTCCTCAAGCTGCTAGAGTCAGGCGACTTCAACGTCAGCGAGCGTCAGATCAGGGAGAACCTAGAAGAACAGGCCGTTATCGTCTTTGATTATATCAACCGGTCTAACTTCGGGACTCAATTCTACGAGGCTGCGCTAGATCTTTTGATCGGCACTGCTACCTTACGGATTGACGAGACCGACGACGAAGATATGCCGATTGTCTTCCATTGTGTGCCACAGAAAGGTATCGCATTTGAGGAAGGCCCTTATGGAAACATTGAGACCCATTGGAGACGGTTCAAGGTCAAGGCCAGATTGCTAGAACGGATGTGGAAAGGGTTCGAACCATCGCCCACCATCCAAGAAATGATCGACAACCAGCCTAATGCAGAGGTTGAACTGTCGGAAGGTGTCATCTTTGACCCCAAAACCAAACGATACTACGGTTGCGTATGGGTTAAGCAAGAAGAACGTCTATCTTGGACAGAAGATTTTGGTGTTTCATCGCCTTGGGTAACGGGCCGGTACACTAAAGTCTCTGGTGAGGTTCGTGGTCGTGGGCCAGCCATGCAAACGCTGCCAGATGTACGGTCATTGAACAAGGCCAAAGAGTTTGTATTGCAGAAAGCGGCTATTGACCTAGCAGGTATGTACACTGCAACGGACGATGGGGTCACTAATCCCTACAATATGGTTATAGCGCCAGGTATTGTCATCCCAGTAGGCTCTAACAACACCAACAACCCGTCTATACAACGT